AAGGTAAGTGCTGGTAATAGCAGAATTGAGCGCCTCGAAAACGAAGTATTCTTTAAGGAGTATCCAAATGGCGCCTCGAAAAACAACAACCCCTAAGCGTAGTGCTGCGTATTATCGGAGCAATCCGAAGGCATACGCAAAGAAACTCGCTTACGATACAAAAGAAAATAAATCCTCCAAGGATAGGAAATATCGTGCTGAACTTGCTGATGCGCGACGGAAACGTGGCGTCATGGGTAAGGGTGGTGATGATCTTTCCCACACCAAGAGTGGCCGACTAGTAAAGGAATCGCCCTCAAAGAATCGTGCCCGCAATGGTCACAACGGCAAACCCACGAAGAAGTAAACCTTACCCACAAGGTCAATGCCCCTTAAGGCTCCTTCCGATTACCTTTACAACCTAAAGGCCATGACTTCCTCTGAAGCTAAAAGATTATGGCGAGCATCCATCAAAGAACATTGGAATAACCGATGTGTCTATTGTGGATCTACTGATAATCTTACCTTGGATCACATTCATCCAAAGGCTCGTGGAGGTCATAATATTACATCTAATGTAATACCTGCTTGCCAAAAGTGTAACCAGTCTAAGGGTTCGAACCACTGGTTATCTTGGTGGGTTGGTCAAGAGCATTTTGACCACTCTAATTTCTCAAAAGTCCTTACTTGGACAACTAGCTAGTTAACCTATCCCTAAAAGAACATGTCTACTACTGCTGATTCGACTACTTACGGTGCTATCTCTAACGCTCCTGGTAAGCGTGATGAGAACCAACAAAACAACAAGGTTCACACCACCACCAACGTGGCTGATAGTGTAACCACCACCACCACCATTGCTGCGTCTTATGGTGCTGCTGCTACTACCGTAGCTCTGAACGCTACTGTGGATGCTGCTGAGACTGCTATCCGTACCGTTCGGCGGGCACGGACCAACCCCTCCACCCTGCCTACCGCCAAAGTTACCGGCCTTGCTACCCGTAAGGAAACCGGTGCTGTGGCTTCTTTTGGTACCCGCGTCAATGGGTCCGGGTATACCAATGGCACTTATACCAACGTTGCCCTGAGTGGTGGTACTGGTTATGGCGCTACCGCTAACATCACCGTTTCCGGTGGTGCTGTGACGGCTGCAACCCTCGTGCGTGGTGGTCAATGGTATCTCGTTGGTGATTCCCTGTCCTGTCAACTGATTGGTGCTGGCACTCTGTTTGCTCTGCCTGTTGCTACCATTACTCAGGGTTGATTGTTATGCCTGCTAAAAAGAAGCCTCTTACTGTCGGTAAGGGAACTGGCTATACCCGTCCCAAGGCAGATGGTAAAGCCCCTCGCCCAGTCAGTGCTAAACCAAGTCAAGCTGGTCTAGTGCGATCCGCTAAAAAGACCACTTCTAGTGGCATCACCAAGCGTCCGGATGGTCGTGCTCAAGGCGAAGGCCGTAGTGGCCGCCAAAGCATTTCCAATGCAAAAGTTACTTCTGAAGCAAAAACTCGGCCATCTGGTGAGCGGGGAATTTTTGAAAAACCAAATCCTAAAGTGACCCGTGGTAAGGGTTCTCAATTAGCTACGGCTGCTAAAATAGCCAGCGTTGCCAAAGGGGTTAGCCCTGCAACTGTTGCCTACGAAACCCTCAAGGCCCGCCCAACCGCTGCTGGGACACTCACCGCCGCAATGAAACGTGGTGATTACAAACCCCGTCAAGGTCCCAATGTGCCTAAGCGTCTGACGCAAGGGGGCATGGACAAAGGCTCCTTTGATAAAGCTTTTAAAGATTCTCGTGTTGCTGGTAAAAAAGCCTTCACCTGGCGCGGGAAAAAGTACACCACTAAGATGAAGTAATTGACCACCAGAGGGGCCTACAAGCGTCATGCTGGCCCCTCTCCCCCCTCGTGGGTATCTTTCCTCCTTATGACACCTAAAGCACCCTTAGAGGCCCGTATAGCGGCCAGCTTCCCTTTATTCCTTTCTCTTGTATGGAAGTCGTTAGACCTACCACGTCCAACAAGAGCACAACTCGCCATTGCGGAGTACCTTCAACACGGCCCCAAACGTCTCCAAGTGGCTGCCTTTCGGGGACTTGGTAAGAGTTGGATTGCTGCGGCCTTTGTGTTGTGGACATTGTGGAACGACATTGACAAAAAGATCCTTGTGGTGTCGGCCAGCAAGCAACGGGCTGATGACTTCACATTGTTTATTCAAAAGTGTATCCTTGAGTTTGAATGGCTTGCTCACCTTAGGCCACAAAGCGATGACCAACGATGGAGTCGCATCAGCTTTGACGTGTCGGGGTGTCGCCCAGCACAGTCCCCATCCGTTAAGTCCGTGGGTATCACTGGACAGATCACTGGTAGTCGTGGTGACCTCATCATTTTCGACGACGTTGAGGTTCCGGCTAACTCAGCCACCGACATGCAACGAGAGAAGCTTCTTCAGTTGGTGACGGAAGGTGAATCCGTCCTAACCCCCAAAGCAGATTCAAGGATCTTGTTTCTGGGAACGCCTCAAACCACCTTCACAATATATCGTACTCTTCGAGAGCGTAACTATATCCCACTGGTGTGGCCGGCTCGCTACCCAAAAAGTCTCATTGGGTACGAGGACATCCTTGCGCCACAGCTTCAAGCCGACATCGAACAGAAAGGTTTAGACGTACTGGCGTGGAAACCGACAGACACACGGTTCTCGGAGATCAACCTGCTTGAGCGGGAACAGTCCATGTCTCGGAGCAACTTCATGCTCCAGTTCATGTTGGATACCAGCCTATCTGACGCCCTCAAGTTCCCCCTCAAGCTCAGCGACTTCTCAGTGATGCCTCTGGACCCCGGGAAGGCCCCTTCGGACGTTGTTTGGGGTGCTGATAAGGAGACCCTCCTTGACATGCCCGCCGTGGCCCTCCCAGGCGATAGGTGGCATCGACCCAAAAGTACCATCGATTACGTCCCCTACAATCAGACCATCATCGCTGTGGACCCAAGCGGTCGCGGCAAGGACGAGACAGTTGCCGTCGTCCTCTCACAGATCAACGGGTTCATCTTTATCAGGGACATGCTTGCTACCCAAGACGGGTACTCCGACAAGACCCTACGTGGGATTCTGACCCTTGCCAACCGTTACGGGGCATCGGTCTGCCTCATCGAATCTAACTTCGGTGACGGGGCAATCATGGAACTCATGAAGAAACATGCCCAGGAAATGAAGGTTGGCATGATGTTTGAGGAGGTCCGCGCCACAACCCGCAAGGAAGACCGCATCATTGACACCCTGGAACCCGTCCTCAACCAACACCGCCTCATCATTGACCAGAAGCTCATTGATTGGGACTACCGCTCCAACCCCGAGATGGCCCCCGAAGAACGCCTCCCACGAATGCTGATGTACCAGCTGACACGCATGTGTCGGGAGAAAGGGGCTGTGAAGCATGATGACCGGGTAGACGCCCTAGCCCTTGGGGTGAAGTATTACCAAGACATCCTTGCCATCTCCGCAAAGGAGCAAGACATCCAAAAGTCCCGACAGCAATGGTCAAACATGGTTGAGGGGTTCCTCTCTGCCCCCATCCTGGCCACTGACCTCCTTGTGGCGGGCAGCACGTTTGATGAACCCATCACCCAGGAAGAGGGTCCCATTGTGTCGTGGATCTCTCGCCGGTAATGGTCGGGGTTGCTAGACTGTTCGGGAAAGGGGAAACCACTCCTCTTTTGTTTCCCGTCAACCAAAACACACTGGGGAACGGGTATGGACCCCCACCTAGAGCCCCTTTTATTTCGAAGGTAAATGGGGCCCCTTTTTGGGGGACGGGCGACACAGCAAAAACCCTTGGTATGACTGACCCAAAAAGAAGGTGCCCACTATTGAAGGAGACCCCCAGGGGGTAGGGGGGCTCTGAAGAAGGCCAAAGGCCGCCCTGAAGACCGCTGAACGAAGTGAAGAGGAACTGGTAACGAGACCACTGTTAATAAAAACAAGAATAAAAATAAAAAAGAAAGACCAAAGGAAGCTGACACATATTATTGTATATAATGTGGAGCGTAGCGGAACTTATATTTGTTAATGTTCTTCATTAATAATAATAATGACAATTATTAATAACTATTACTGTTATTATTCTTTATTATTGTTCTTAAAGGTAGAATGTATCCAAGATGTCTAGTCAGAGTACTGAACAAACATCTCCGATACAGCTGTTATAGAAAGCAAAATCAAAGTAATCAATCAATCATTAACCATCATCTCTTTTGATTATGCAATCACCCTCGTCTCTTGCTCGTCTAGTCTGGATAACCCCTGATGCTGAACAACAGATTGAATACTGTGCCAGAGTAAGTAACCCCAAGGGTCAAGACAAAGTAGATACAACCGGAAAGTTGCTACGCTACCTTGTTAAGCATAAGCATTGGTCGCCCTTTGAGATGGCGAGTTGCTGCGTGGAGATAACCACAACTCGGGACATCAGCGCACAGATCCTCCGACACAGAAGCTTCTCGTTTCAGGAGTTCTCCCAAAGGTATGCCGAGGTCCAACTACGACCAGAGCTACCCGAGATGAGAAGGCAGGACCTAACCAACAAACAAAACTCCATTGATGACCTACCCCTGGAGGTGTTGGCTGAGTGTGACAAGCTTGTGGGTCAAGCCTTTGTTACCAGTTACCGCGCCTATGACCGCTTGCTAGAACTTGGCGTGGCAAAGGAGTGTGCCCGTAAGGTGCTGCCCATCAACAGCCCTACCCGGCTCTATATGTCGGGAACCATCAGGAGCTGGATTCATTACCTTTCTGTGAGGCGTGGTCCAGAGACTCAACTTGAACATCGACTCATTGCTGATGAGATCAAGAACATCCTCAACAAACAGATGCCAAACCTTTGGGAGGTGCTGACGTGACCAAGCTACGCCTCAATGAATTTAAAACCCTTTATCGGGTCCTAAGGCGGGGGTGGCCGGATTGGGCTGCCTTCCTCCTATTGGGGTTCCTGGTGTGGGTTGAGGGGAAGGTTATCAAGGTCCGTGTTGAAACAACCGTCAGTGAAGCGATTGAGGAGTACGAGAAGGTTGACCCACCAACTCCTGTTGTGTCACCGCCGGTCTATTCGGAAACCGGAAGTGGCTTCTTTGATGAGATGAGGCTGACTGCCCCCTGGGTGGACCGGGAAGCCCCCTCCGACCCTCCGTAGGTGTATGGACACCTCCGGCTTCTCGGAGGCCCCTTCCTGAAGCTCCTGGCGGTCACCTGATGAAAAATAAAATAAATTTACGAAGTGGATACGCCTATACGCGGCGGCTGGAAACCCCCCATGCCACCCCCTCGCCCGCGTTTTCTTTGCCAGCCCCCGCCCACGAGTCCAGAACCGGTCCAATCCGCTGTGGACAGGCCCAAACCCCTTGCGGTGACTGGCTTGCGTAACTGTGTCATAGGCAGGTACGCGGGGCTGGACTGGGCCAAGTGTGACAATGTGTGACAGATACAGGCAGGATGGGCATAGGTATGTTATATCGTGCGCGTGTACGTGTTATCTATATTTTATATAAAAATCTGTAGCTTTCTCATTAACGCTTCCTTGTTGAGAATGTTAAGAAATATGGGTGATTTCTTGCCATTGGGCCTGGTAGGGTCTAGGTTGCTTGCAACGGGGACAAACGATCCCTGACCAACACCGCACCTCTCACCATGTATCCCATTCTCCACATGTGCGCCGAGAACGACTATTACGGCAACCCTCAAAGGTTATATGTTATGAGTGATGAAGATGGCAAGTTCATCGCAGCATGGGATGAAGGCTACAACGGCTACAATGCTGTGCCTGAGCCCTTGCGCAATGAGGCCCACATGTCACAACGGTTTGATGTTAGTGTTACGAAATACAAAACTCTATTGCGTACATTGCCAAGCCCTGCTAGTGTTTGATCGTTACAAATAGGGCTGATTAATCCCAGCCCTTTCTGTAGCTATTAGCTACCAACATTTAACACGATCAACAGACAATGAAGACCATTCCATGGACTACAGCTCAGCATGTAGAAGTACGTCTACCTTCTCACTGGGCTTCATGTATTATCAACGGTGATGATTCTGGCTTAGATGATGTAGATGTAGATGTAATTGATCAGACCTTAAAGATGTTGGATCTTGAGGCAGTTAGATGTATTGATTGCACCGATGATGTTGAGTATGAACTAGCGCCAAGTTGGGCTCCATGGCTACTAGCAGGGGGCTACTCTACCTATACGTTTATGTGATTTCTGGTTGATCGTTACAAATAGGGGAGAGATTAACGCCTCCCCTTTCTGTAGCTATTAGCTACCACATCCACACTGTCACCCTACTAATGAAGACAGCAACCTTTCGCCTTACGACTAGCTTCGGCAATATCCGTTGCTATCCTGTTTGTCAGACTGCTAAGCTACTTTGCGACCTTTCGGGGTTTAAGACTCTATTACCCTACACCTTAGGGGTAATAGAAGAACTAGGGTTTATATGCGTTAATGAGATAAACGAATCCACGATCACATCACAAATGCTGTACTAATCATGGATCAATTCAACAACAATGATGAGTTCCTAGACTTTCTATTTTCTAAGGTTGCTCCTATTAAGGATTGTGTCGATCTTTGGGATGATGATAGTTGCTGTGATCATCTTGCTTTAGAGTCTGCTTTTCAACTTTCTTTATTCTGAATCACCACCATGACACGAGCAAACACACGCCACATCTCAGGGATGCTTCAGTTAGCATCACAAGCTGACATCTTATCGGGTCTTAATTGGTATCAGCGAGCCTATGATCTTGCTGTTAAGTTCATACATGCTTATGATGGGTTGACTATGGGTCAGGCCGTAGGGGTCATCGCAGCATTATCACCCAACAACAAATGGGAGAGGAATTGTATTGATGCGGAGGCTATGATCAAGACGTGGGCAATACAGGGCGACTACGATATGATTAAGGTTTGCACATTCAACCCTAACAAACAGAAAGCTATTGACATTCTCAGTTTGGATATGGAATCAGCAGACGCTGAGGCTATACCTAAGATACTGAATGGTCAGAAAGTTGTGGCTTTCTATCGATCAATCATGGGAGATAAGAATGCTGTCTGTGTTGATGGTCATGCTTATGCAATCTTTATCGGTGAGCGTGTCCCTACATCAAAGACCCCATCAATCACGCCTAAGCTATTCGAGACTATTCAACGGGCCTATCAATTAGTGGCCAAGCGTAGTGCTGATCTATGCGGGGTTGAATTGTCCCCAACACAGGTTCAAGCTGTTACTTGGGTTACCTACCGTCGCCTGATTCACGGATGACTTATCTCAACTGTTATGAACAAGACGAACTAGAGGTATGGCTAGATGAAGTTGAAGATCTAGCCTATGCTAACGATGAAGATGATCACGATCTCAAAGCTATTTTCTATCCTGAGGAACTTCAACCATGACTATGCTTAACCTACGCTTTACACTTGACGAAGAATGCCCGATTGATGAATACCTAGAAGATGGGATTATTGAGGAGTACTTTCCACAAGATGAGAATAGAATGTATCAAGCTATTATCAAGGATGTAGATGAGACGTTAATTGAATCAATGAATCCTGATGATCTTGCAGAGTTCTTTGGTATTGAATCAGAGTTTGTTATTGCCGTGGAGGTTATCTAAAATGGACAGCAACAACATCAACACAATGGACACGTTTAGGTTAGCTAATGCCAGCCTACATCAATGGCGTAAACTTGTTGACTCTGACTGTCAACCTAGTGACATCATTGAAAAGATAGAAGAGATCATTGAAGCCCTTGAGTATATCGACGGGTGGGAACCTAGCGATGCAATGATTCAAGACCACATTGATAGTCGGGGGATGTTCTAACAATGAAACGCGCTCTATTAGTTTTACTACCATTCACGATCATCTATGCAATCGTCTCTAGTATTGGTGCGCCTGGCAATCATTACGGGCCCCCTACTCATCTTGGTGGGGCTGATCAAGGCTTACCGAACCCTAATGCTAAGTAAGTAACAATGTCTCAATCATTAAAGCAGCAGGTGAGAGCTGCTATCAAGCGTGGAGACACCGTGGTAGCATTAGAGCTTCTTAAATCATTGGAGAACCCAAAACCACCGAAACCTAAAAAGCCCTCAAAGTTAGATAAGCCTTATTATTTTCCCTTTGTTTACTACTCTTGATCATTATGCCAGCCCTACAAGAACGTGAACCAGATTGGGGGTCATTCCCACCAGAGATGCGCAAGCTAATTGAACAGATTAGGAGTGCTGGTAGTAACAGTCTTGATGAGATGCAAAGGATCTTAGTCAGTCAAATCTTCAGAACAGCAGCTCTCACTACTGATAAACGGGTATTGTTTGTAAGGAACAAGATCCAAGAGGCTCACCTTGACTATTGTTTTCGTTTACCTAGCATACGTCGCAAATGAAACCTAACGCATACGTTATTCTTGATATGGCTATTGAACAGGGTGTTGCTCGTGGTTGGCATCTTGCCCACAAACATGTAGAACATCCTGAAGAACATGTTATTATTGACCGTATCAATGATGCTGTGATGTCAGCCATCATGGACTATTTTACATTTAATGATGATGACTTTAGTTAAGCCTTGGTCTTATTGGTTCTCTGATGGTACTAATGGGTGTGTCATGGCTTATAACAAGGCACAGGCAATAGTCACGATCATCGAACTAAACCCAACGCTACGCATCAACGATCTCACCCTTCACTTAACACCCGAATGGACTTCGAACACGCCTTAAAGATTACCAGCCGTCAACACCTACCCAATCCAGAGGAGTTAGCCACTCATCTTTCGGAAGTTCTAACGTGGAGGCAACTGCGTAAGTTAGCCAAACGAAACAACATCCACCAATACAGCTACCTCAACAAGAAAGGGTTAGCGTCTATTTTGGCCTATCAAGCATTTAATAAGGCATCACGTAATCCGCGAATCCATGGCTTATCAACTGTACAATGAGAATGAATATAGAGAACAACTGTATGACTTGTTGCATTGTTCTGTGGATAGATTGATTGACCTTGGGTCTAGGTTAGAGGCACATGGGGATGTTCTTGCTACGCATGAGGAGGATGTGGAAACAGGGGAAGTAACTAAGCTTCCTGATGTACACCCTGAGGTACTATTGATGGCACAGGTGGGTGTTGATGGTGCTGAGGAGGAGATTGAAGCAACACAAGAGCTAGTTAAGATTGTATCAAGGATAATGATCATTCGTAATGCTAGGGACATTATTCAATCAACACAAGCATCCTGATCCTTATGGCAACAACTGAGCAACTCGCCCGACAATTACAGCGAGAACTTGATGCTCGCACGGAGGCAATCACCCGCCTAAGGGAACGCACGAGAACAGCAGAGGATCGGCAATATGCGAGCTCTACTGTTTATGGGTCAGCCTTTATCAACAAGGGGCTGGAGCTTATCACTGATGAAATTAGTAGTAAGTTACAACGAGTGAGTCAGGGGTGGGTTCAAGATAAGGCCCATGCGGTAGTACCAATTAAGGATTGTGACCCAGCAGTGTTAGCATTGATCACCGCTAAGGGGGTGATTGATATTCTTGGGGTAAGGAAGATAGAACACATTGCCTATCAAGCAGCAACAACACACGTTGGCACCTTGGTCTATCACCAGATCATGTTGGATCAGTTTTGCAATAAGCATCCTGATCTCTTTAACAAGGCCCGGTTGTACATCCACGATCACAAGGGCTACTCATACAAGGTTCAGCGGTATCGGGCGATTATGAGGAAGAACGATGTGGAGCCATTAAGGTGGTCAGCAAGCGTCAGGCACCTCGTTGGGGGGTGGTTGATTGACCGCCTATCAAGGGCTACCGGGTGGATCACCACCAGGACCGTCTTCCGGGGCTCTAATGACAGCCCGACCTACCTGATCTACCAACCGGAGTTTTTAAGGGCCAAGGAGGCGCTCCTAGAGCAGGCTGAGGCGTTTGCTGGGTGTATGTGGCCAATGCTGTGTGAGCCAAACGACTGGACAGAGGAGTTCAAGGGTGGTTACCTGACGAACGACCTCAGGAAGCTGACAAAGCTGATCAGGACTAGGATTCCGAGAAGGTGCCCACTATTGAAGGACAGCAAGGCGCTTGCCATGTTGAACCTGCTCCAGAAGGTCCCCTATCGAATCAACGACAGGGTTCTTGAGTTAGCCAACTTCTGTATGGAACGCCGCATCACTGTGGGTAAGTTTCGAGCGGAGGAACCATCACCACCTCCACCAAAGCCAGAGCCATGGGAAACAGCCTCGGAAGAGGATAAACTTTCCTATCGGAGAATGAGAACAGAACTAGAAGATCTGAACTCAGCTCTGGCACAGAAGAACTACAGGACAACTGAAGCCCTGTATGTTGCTAACAAATACAAGAAAGATACCTTTTGGATTCCCTGGTCATTTGACTTTAGGGGAAGGGTCTATCCAATAACAACAAGCCTTAGTCCACAAGGGTCAGACTTTGACAAGAGTTTGATTTACTTTGAGGAAGAAGGAACAGTCAACCCTTGGTGGTTAGCCTTTCAGGTTGCTACTACGTATGGACTGGACAAGGCTCCTATGGATGAAAGAATCGAATGGACAAATCAAAACCATGAGTTCTTGAGTCGAATTGCTATTGACCCTGAGGGAACAATTCCTGAGTGGTCAGAGGTAGAGGAACCTTGGTGTTTCATTGCTGCTGCTATTGAATACTATCAATGTGTCATCCTTGGATCAAAGAAGACATCTGGTCTTCCTGTGTCTGTTGATGCTACATGTTCTGGTCTTCAACACTTGTCAGCATTGGCATTGGATAGAACGGCTGCTGAAATGGTTAATGTTGTTCCCACTGACAAACCTTCTGATGGGTATCGTATTGTGGCGGAGAAGGCTAAGGAGATTCTTCCAGAGCATCTTCATCCATTACTAACACGAAAGGTAACAAAGAAAACTGTCATGACTACTCCGTATGGGGTAACCGAAAGCAGTGCTCGTAATTACATCCGTCAGGAACTTAAGGGAGTTAAACTTGAGAAGGGGGAATTACAGATGATCGTGAAAGCTGTTTACCGGTATGGTGTCAGACAGGTCTTTAATGGTCCTTGTCGCTCAATGGAGTTTATCCAGAAGGCAGCAGGGGAACGTATAAAGGCTGGAGCCACCACATTGGAATGGATCACACCATCTGGATTCCCTGTTGTTCAGGAATATCGTCGCAACGATGTAGAGCGGGTTAACACCAAACTACTGGGGCAGCGATTACGTGTCCAACTCCTTAAGGAATGGGAAGAACGACAGATTGATCTACTCAAGGCTAAGACAGCAGCCAGCCCTAATCTGATTCACAGCCTGGATGCAGCACTGTTGCATTTGGTATTCGCGAATTGGGAACGACCCTTTACGGTTATCCACGACTGTGTGTTGGGTCGTTCCTGTGACATGGATATTATGGGCAGTGCGATCAGAGACAAGTTTGTTGAGCTTTACTCCCAACCAGTGCTCAAACAATGGGCAGAACAGTTGGGGGTTGACTTTGATGAAAGTGTCATGTTGAATACGCTTGACATCAATGATGTCCAACAATCCTCTTATTTCTTTTGCTAATGGATCTGACCAAAATTGCTGAGCTTCTTGGCATTCATGAATCCGTCATTATCAGCTACCATGAAGAGTGGAGGGCTATGGAGCCTGAGGAGGAGTATTGTCTAACCACCTTCCCTGAGTATCTTTGTAACGTCTTTGCTGAGGCTGCTTTCCTAAATGAAGCAGTAGAGAATGAAGGCAACGTTATGGGGTGTCTTGAAGTCTACGATGAAATCTATTCCACCATTGAGAAAATCCTTGGAGACGCTTGATCTTTTGGAACTAATCATCCCGTCTGATGCTTACGCCATTGAGTTGGCTGAGCAATTTAACATTCGCTACGGCCTTTGTTGGTCACCTGAGTATGTTCAGTATTGGTCTACCCGTGCTGATTTGACTCTGGATGACACCCTGGTTGAGTTTCTCGACCTTATTGCACAACACGAATTTCTTACCAAAGATGTCTGACACTCGTTTCATTATCACCACAACCCTTGAGGGTTACGTCAACGCTCTTGTTCCTACTGGGAAGTTTAACAACTGTACCTTTGGGTTTAAGGTGCCGGAGGAGTTCCTGCCTAAGTTTGAAGATGCCTATCAGAAGGCATTGGAATGGGGTAAGAACAGGATGGCGGGCAAACGGTTCTCTGCTGAACTCCCAAAATGGGATGAGGAGGGGTCAATCAAAGTCAGCTATGGTGGTGATAGCTCCACTCCTATGTTCCCTTGGGTGGATACAGATGGGGTGCCCATTGATCTTGACACACAGATCTGGAAAGGTACTGTTGTTAAGTTGATCGTGGATCTCAAGCCTTACGTCTTTGGACAGAAGGTCGGGTGTTCCGTCAAGGTACGAGGTGCTCAGGTCCTTAAGCTGGTTAGCGGCGGGGGCTCTGATAGCGGTGGATTGGACGAGGATGGCGTTGCTGCGCTGTTTGGTAAGACAGAAGGCTTCAAGGGTGGTAGCCCCAGCTTTGAACCTGCTGAAGATCCTGGCCTTGGTCCAGTTGGGTATGACGATGACGACGTTCCCTTCTAATGCCGAAATACCGCAGCCGCCTTGAAGAAAAGTTGGCGCGGTGGTTTGAACTGAATGGGCACCAGTTTGAATATGAAACACTTAAGCTGAACTACACCTTATCGTCAATATACACGCCTGACTTTATCCTGCCCAATGGGGTTATCTTGGAAGCCAAAGGTTACTTCAAACCAGAAGATCGACGGAAGATGTTAGCCATTAAAAAGCAACACCCTTCGCTTGATATTCGTTTGGTCTTCCAAGCCCCCTTCAATACGCTCACAAAAACCAGTGAAACTACCTACGCTAAGTGGGCAGAGAAAAATGGTTTCTTGTGGGCTCCTTCCCATGACATCCCTTTTGATTGGTTCAATGATCTCAACTGCAACATCAAGTAAAGAAGAAATTCTTAGGCGACTTAGTGAGCATTTTGCTGACACCCTTGTTGAGTGTTTGGATTATGTCCATACAAAGGACATCGCTCCTGATGACATTGCTAAGTTAATTATTGATGAGCTTGAAGATTGGATGGCTTATCATGCTTCAATGACCAATGCTGCTGATTCGGTCCGAAATGCACTCCGAGAACGAGTTTCTTAGACACGAACCCTGTCCTAGTTGCGGTAGTAGTGATGCCCTTGCTCGTTATACTGACGGCCACGGGCATTGCTTTTCCTGCCTCCACTACGAACATGGGGACGACACCGCACCACCAACCACTATCACCAACAAACGGCTCATGGACTTTACTGGGGACTTCGTTCCTCTCAAAGGTAGAAACCTAAGGGAAGATACCTTAAAGAAGTTTAACGTTCGTTATGACCATGACACCAAGACCATTCGGTTTCCGTATTACTCACAGGCTGGCCAATTGGTGGGCTTTAAGAGTAGGGACACCGACAAGGACTTTAAGTGGACAGGAAAGAACGAAGACCAAACACTCTTTGGTCAACAACTTTGGGGACGTGGCAAGGAAATTGTCATTACCGAAGGTGAACTAGATTGTCTCAGTCTTTATCAAGTTCGCCCTACCTGGCCTGTTGTTAGCCTTCCTAATGGAGCTGCCGCAGCCAAGAAGTCCCTTCAACATCAGTTGAAATGGCTTATGGGGTTTGATAATATCATCCTATTCTTTGATTCAGATGATGCCGGACAACAAGCAGCACAAGACTGCGCCAGTTTGTTTCCCCATGATCGGTTATTCATTGCTAGGCTTGATTCATATAAAGATGCCAATGAGGCATTAATTGCAAAAGATTATGAGGCGATCACATCAACAGTCCTATGGAACAGGAAACCCTATTCGCCAAAGACTGTCATCGACGGACGAGATTTATTCGCTCTCGCAACTCGGCCCCTTCATGGTAGGGATGCTGATTGGCCCTTTACTGCTCTTGACCGCATCACTAGTGGTCTTAGAAAAGGGGAGTTGGTCACTGTCACCTCAGGTTCCGGCGTCGGTAAGAGTACCTTCTGTGGTGAAATAGCCCAGGCTCTTGTTGATCAAGGTGAAAAGGTAGGGTACATTGCCCTTGAGGAGAGCCTTCAACGGACTGCTCTTAGGTTGATGTCAATCAAAGCAAACAAACCCCTTCATCTGAACAATGAGTTACCTGAGGCAGAACTCAAGGATGCCTTTGATGCTAGTCTTGGTACTGGTCAGGTATATCTGCGTGATGGGTTTGGCAGTGTTGACCCCGACAGTATCCTCAGTGACTGTCGCTTCATGGCACTTGCCAAGGAAGTAGGGTGGATCATCCTTGATCACCTTTCTATTCTGATGTCTGGTAATGAGGCACACGATGAACGTAAGCTCATTGATGTAACCATGACCAAGCTTCGATCCTTCGTGGAGGAGACTGGGATTGGAATGCTACTGATCAGCCACCTGAAGCGCCCACAAGGCGACAAGGGGCACGAGGATGGTCAACAGGTCAGCCTTGGGCAGCTACGCGGGTCTCACTCTATTGTCCAGCTATCCGACATGGTGATCGCTCTTGAGCGTAATCTTTCCGCAGGGGACAACATGGCTAACATCCGAGTGTTAAAAAATCGTTTCAATGGGCACACCGGGCAGGCCGGAACCATCGTTTTCAACGGAACTACTGGTAGAATGACCGAAGACCTATCAACCGCCTTCAGTGGCGACTCTTATGAATTTTGAAACAGTGTGCCCCACGTGTGGGTCAATCAAGTTCTTTTATAGTAGGATGGAGCCATCAGGATGGTTTTGTGAAGAGTGTGGGACACCCACCGCCCTTACTCAGGCAACCCTCGACCTTGAAGAACCCGGTAACTGGTCCTAATGAAGCTACTCTTCGACATCGAAACTAATGGCCTACCCCGTCAAGGGTTAGATCATATTCATTGCGTTGTTGTCAAGGACATCGACACTGAGGAAGTGTTTCGCTTTAATGACACTGGAAACTCTGACTCAATCACTAATGCTATTACCCTTCTCCAAGAGGCTGATGTTCTTATCGGCCATAACATTGTTGGCTTTGACATACCGGTTATCCAAGGCATCTATCCCTTCTTCAAAACCAACGCCACCTTATTCGATACTCTGATTCTGAGTCGGATGTTCTTTCCCGATATTCTTAATCGGGACTTCCGCAAAAAGCCCATTGGAATGCCCGCAAAACTATACGGTAGGCATTCTTTGGAGTCTTGGGGTTATCGTCTTGGTGATTACAAGGGTGAGTTCTCCAAGCATACGGATTGGGTATCGTGGTCCCAAGAGATGGAGGATTACTGTGAGCAGGATGTTCACGTTGTTGGGTCCCTCTTTCAGTTGTTTGAAAGCAAGGGAATTGATGACTACAAAGATTCCATTCGCCTTGAGCATGACCTCGCCACGATCAT